TGTTCCAGATAGTGTGATTGCACCAACGCCATTAAGTGCGCGGTCAATAATGTCGAAGTTTGTATTAGTGGTCGTGCCCCAGGTGCCCGACTGTTCACCAGTACCCGGCTTTTCTATGCCAGTGTTTGAAGTATAGGTACTTGCCATTATGCAGCTTCCTCAGTCCAGATTGCGTTTTGGTCGGGCACAATTCGACCCCATAAAATAACACTGGATATACTACCAGTGCTTCCAACCCCCGTCAATGATACGACAGCAGTGCCAACTATCGACTCACTACCAACGCTTGCTGTTAACGCTATCCCGGTTGGAACAGGAGCAACATTAACAATGATAGTTTCATCACCAAGAGCAGATGTTGCTGCAAGACCAGTAACAGGTGCGCCCGTATTAGCTTCAATTGAGACTGATCCTATTGCTGTTGTGCCTGCTACGCCTGTAAGCGTTAAAACACAAGTTCCAACAACACTTTCATCGCCAAGACCAACAGAGCCAACCATGCCATCTTCTGTGACAAGAGCTCCTGCACCAACTAAAACTGACTCAAGAACTGTTGTTCCTGCAACACCAGTAAGCGTTAAGGTTGAATTACCTACAATAGTTGGTGTGTTTGAGTTTGTGGTGCCTACTAAGCCTGACGGAGTGATAATTTGACCAACATCAGCATTAACGCCGCCACCCCAAACACCCTCGCTCCATGCTCCATTACCCCAGCCAGTAAGGCTTTCAACCGTTCCCTCTACACCTGTTACGGAGAATGATATAGGTATTGAAGGAGTAACACTTCCTACAGCGCCTGTGCCAGTAACACTTGTTGGCTCTGCAACATTAAATATAATTGTAGCAACAGAACCTAAACCAGTTGTTCCTGCAACGCCTGTCGGCGATACAAGAGCGCTACCTGAAACAGATTCATTGCCTAAAGCTGAAGTCGCAGCAATTCCTGTGACGGCCACTGTAGCATCAGCAAAGCCGCCCCAACCGCTTTCATTCCATGCACCTTGACCCCAGCCGTTTACAGACATAATAGCCTGCCTTTAGGCTATACGAATAATTGCGCTGGTAGAGTTAGCTGTTGGAAACTGAATTGTAAATGTGCCAGATGTTGATGACTTATTTGAGCCAAAATCAAGAACTGCAACAGCTTTATTTGATTGACTTGAGTTATAAATCAAAGCACCGCGAGCGGTAATTGTTGCAGTTGTAAAGCTTAAATCTGCAAAATCAGTAAACGCTGTTGTGCCTGAAGATGTAGGCGTCACATTTGTTAAGCTTCCACCACCAGTAGCATAAGACCCAGATGAAGCTATTTCACCTGTTGTTGTCAAAGCAGTTGTAGCTGCTCCTAAAGTAGCTGTTGTGCTTGATTTTCCACCAGAACTAATCGCATATAGTGCTAACTTAAATGTATTACCTGATGAATTTGTGAAATTATGCGTACCTGTCAGAAGCTCCGTTTTGAACGAAGTACACATTGCTTGAGTAATAGCCATTTATATTCTCCTAACAAGGTCAGCCATTTCTGTTTGTCCAGCTTTCGCCATCCTGTTAGCAATTGTAGCACGTTCTTCTTGTCTTGCCAATTCTATGTACTGAAACAAAACATTCCGTATGTTTTCTTTAAAAACATTAGCTTGCTCTTTTATTGCTGGAGGGGCAGTATCAGATACTCGCATAATCTTGTCCATAGCAAGGTTGGTTATTTGCTCACTAGTATGTCCTCCCTCGTCAGAGGTCATCACGTTTACAGAAGATACGTCCATTCCTGTTTCAACACTAATCAATATGCCTCTCCCTGCTTTAACCCATTGTTATAATTAAGCCCCTCTATATCATGCCTACCAATTAGTACTGGCTTTGGAGCATCTAAAGGCTCTGGAGGTGTTAGCTCTTCCTCTTCCGCATCACCTATTTTAGATTTTCTAGATATAATTAGCTGGCCGTCTTTAACCCTTTGGATAAGAGGGTCTTCTAACCTGTGATAGCCGTATATCTTTTCATCTTCTGGAACATTTGTATCAAGCAACCCAGAACGAGGTGCAACTTGTATTTTTATACCTTTTGCCAAAGCCATAGCACACCAAAACTCTACGCAAGAACGCCCCGCCTCAGCAATATGAACATTCTGTTTGTAACTAAAATCAATACCATATAAGTGAAGCTTTTCAATTTCAGCAGCCACAGCAAAAGCAACTGCGTATGCAACAGTATTGTTAAAATAACTGTAACCAGTTGAATTTATTACATCCTCTAAAGGATATTCAATTATCTCAGGGACACGTTCATCTACAGTGCAAGAATATATTGGCCCTTTATTTTTTTTATCTAAAAGAAACTCTTTAGCTATACCTGTTTGAGTTCCGGCCTTTATATCATCAAGAAATCTAGATGCAGGATCCATCATAAATGTTCGGTCAACATGAAAAATGCCACCAATACAATTTATACCCCATATTTCATCAAATGGCTTGGAGTTCATCCTAGCCATTACAAAATCAGCAAAGCTCCCGCCAAGCGCAAGTATGGCAACGGACTTGCCCTTCAACTCTTCTTTTAACATTGCCCCTCACTTATGTTGTCTGTGTCCTAACGAGTCCTTGTCTGTAAGCATCGTTATTTTCACGCCCCTCACCATAATTCTTTAGTCTTTGTATAGCCTCAACAAACCTTTTTTCATAAGCCCCCATCATATCAGCCTCACCTTTCATAAAAGTGTAAGCATCTACTAAACAACCATACAACAGGCAATCTGGAGCATTTTCACCAAGCCAAGATGTGCCAGCACTTCCAGTAATAGAAGCTGGCCGATAGTAATAATGAAGCTCTACCGCATAACTTGAATTTGGTGTTGGAGCTAACATAAAGTTATCTACATCAAATTGAGCATAATATTTAGGAACGCCTGTTGCCGTATCGTCTGGCGCAAATTCTTGCAAAAAGTTAACATCTTTTTGAAGCAAAAAGTTATAATTATTGCTTGCATCTATAAACGATAAAGAAAAAGATGATAGAAAATCTGATGGGCAAGAAAGATATTTGTTTCCAGAGGTCATTGCCGCATTAGCATTTTTTCTAAACAAATCTAAATCAACAAGCTTTAAAATACGTTCTTCCGTATTTTTAATGAAGTTATCAAGATTATTAACGAAAGTCGTTTCACTATTTTCAGTATAGTCCTGAATGGCTGTTTTTAATGTTGTATGCGTATATGTCATTTTTTACACTATTGTTATGTTTCCAACCATGCTGCTATGCACAGTGCACTGATATACTAAAGAGCTGTCGCTTGGTTCATGCGGGACAATGAATTGTGTTAGTCCAGTGGTGCTGTTGTAGTTGTCTGTAACCCCTGTTGTAAAGGCAGATCCTCCAGCCGCAGTTCGTATCTGTAAAGGATGACTACTAACATAAGAAGTATTGTCAATCAGATAAGTATGGCCTTTGTAAAATGTAAAATTAGGGTTGTTACCAGCAGTTGCTCCAGGTCCAGAGAACTGATAAGCAGAACCTGTAGCCGCTGTCGTTGTGTATTTTGTTACAGGCCCAGTGGTTTCATCGTTTAATCTTATCCAGTTGCCCCCATGAGCAAAATACAAACCACCTGTAGCGTGAACATGAGCCACGGCCCCATGATAAGTTGAAGCGCTTGGTAAGTCACTCAAAGCTGCGTAATAGAAAACAATTTTATTTGCGCCAGAACTAACATCGAAAAGACCATTAGCATCTATGATGTCAGTTAGTACATTAGAGCTATTGCCTAATGCAGCATAAATTTCATTAAAATTATCGTTTATTTTGTCTGCACCAGCACGAAGAGTATCACCACTACCATCGTTTGCGCTTGACCCAATTCCTACTGTTTGCTTTGCCATCTAACCCTCATCAAAAGTCCTGGTTGTTGAATCAAGTGTAACATTTGTTGAATCAAAGGTCGATGCTACGGATGAAGTTGATATACTTGCCGTTCCAATTTGACCAGTTGCTGATATGCCAGTTAATTCAACAGGTGTTACAACAGCTCCTCCAAAAGTAACCGTGCCAACAGAAGTTTTTGCTTTTACAGTGGGTATAAATTGAAGCGTTGATAAGTCAAAAGCAGGAAAGGTAACATCAACCGAAAAAATGTTATTTGTGTCTGGGCGCGGATTACGCAAAGCTTCAGCGTCAGTTGCATGTCGGCGCGGTTCTAGCTGTGGATGTTTTTCCTCGTACTCATCCTTACCCACAAGAAATCCATTCCATTCTTTTCGCATATCTCTTAGACGGTAACGAAAACCAGAACGGTCGGATATTCCGTATGCATATTTTCCAGCAGCGTATTTAGGCATTATGATACCCTATAAAAACTTAAACTGGGCGCTACATTAAATGAAGCTCTATCTCTGTCCTCTGATAACGCTCTTTCAAACTCTTCTTCATAGACAGCTTTTAACATCTGAATGCGGTCAGGAGCACGTTTAATAGATAAATAATATGCAAGCCCAGCAGCAAGACATGGGAAAAAGCGAAATGGCACATCAATTGTATTAGTGAAAGTGTCAGCGTCATCAATTCTTGTTAAAGCATCATAGTAAATAACGTCAGTGCTGTTTTCTGGAGCAGGCCAAATTTTAGCAACTGGTGTAATTTGTCTATCTATAAAGAACTGAGTCGGCCTAGCTTCATTATCTTTGTCAGGAATGTTTAAATATTCATCACGACTAATTTTAGTCATGCTTATATCTGTTCCACTACGGCGCACAACAGCAGACAAAACATCAATAACATCGGATCCTAACGTGTACTCTGTGCTACCTTTGGTTAAGGTTATTGTGCGTTGAACAATTGTCCATTGATTTAAACCCCTGTTTGCCCACTCTGCAAACATAAGGTTCATCGAGCGCTTGGCTGTTTTAAGGTCATAACCTGTCTTAACCTCTAAACCACAGCGCTCGAAGGCTTCTTCAATGTAATCAGATACATCTAATTCAAAATCGGTTGAGCCTGATACAGCCATCACTCTTCCTCATTGTAAAGGTTATCAAATATCCTATTCACATCTAGTGTATAGTCTAAATCGCTTTTTGAATAGTGTATATGCTGAGAAGGCTTGAAATGTGGCGCACCTTCGCCTGTTTCAAACCAAGCAGGATGTGTAACCCTTACACGATTGTTAGGCAGGGCAACGATGTTTCCTGTCCATTCACCAGCATCAAGAAGTTGCAAAACATGACTTTGTTTATGCTGCGCTGGATCATCTGCTATCTCAGATTCGGAGTAATCTACTGTAAACAGGTACTTTGCAGGAAAAAACTCACTGTCTATCTTAGCCAACCAAGGGCAGGGCGTAGCTCTATCTATCACATAAACAGCGTGATTATGTGATGAGCAATCCCAGGGTTGAGCGTCATATGTGTTCATTGGTTCAGGCCATTCCTCTAAAGGTATATCAGCAACTAGAGCGGTTATGGGCATTCTAGCCCACATTGCACCTCCATGTACCGTATCTTCTTCCTCACCTTCTGCTTCACTTCCAGTAAATATAACTTGGAAACTCAGACATCTATTAGGCATGGACGTTACCCCAACGACCATCGCGTGCAAAAACTCACCATGATAGTCCTCATGGTTATGAGTATATTCGCGCCGCACCCATGCCTTAAAGTAGGGAACATTGCTATATAAATATGGCATTAAGCTTTAGATACTTTGTATCCTAGCTTTTTAGCAGCAGCGCGAAGCTGTGCGACAGTCATTCTTGCGCCACCAGCAGCACCGCCTTTTTTCATCATCCGCATCTTTTTGCCGCCCATAGCGCCACCCTTGGACATTCTTCTTATCTTTTTGCCACCAGCGGCTCCGCCTTTAGCCATTTTTTTAACTTTACCACCAGCACGGTAGCCTTTTTTCTTCATAGCCATTTAAGTCTCCTTATAACTGAGTTACTGCACCTTTTGTGCGTTTTCTACGGTTAGACATTATCACACCGCATCCCCTAGCAACAGCCGTGCCAGCCACTTTTTTACCCCTGAAAGGCCGCTTAACTGGTCCTCCTTTTTCAAGGTTTCTGACTTTAGCTTGTTTTGTATTAGATACCACTGTCTTGCCTTTTGCTCCCGCTCTCTTTTTCTTTCGTGCTGTAGACGC